GAGGAAATCAAGAAACTTAATCTAATAGACCATTATATAGTAGGTGATGGCGAAGAGCCTGTGTATAACCTGTTAACTACAGGGTCAATTGACGGTGTAGATACAGATGAATTTCAAGTTTTGGAAGACCTAGCAAATCAACCACTTTCTGATTATGCTGATTATGATTGGGATTTATATACTGTAAAAAGAATTCCTATGTATAGCAGTAGGGGGTGTGTTCGACGTTGTACCTTTTGCGACGTTTACAAATTGTGGAAAAAATTTAAACTACGTAAAGCAGAGGATGTGTTTGCTGAAATGTTATTTCAAGCAGAGAAAACAGGTATATGGTCATTTTATTTTAGAGACAGTTTAATCAATGGCAGTCTGGCTGAATATGATAAGCTAATTACACTATTGGCTAATTACAATATTACAGCTCCGCCGGATAAAAAAATAACGTGGGCTAGTTTTTTTATATTCCGTCCTAAAAATCAAATGGGCGAGAAAGATTGGAAGCTCACAGCAGACAGCGGCGCAGTAGATTTAATAGTAGGTATTGAAAGTTTAGTAGACAGTATTAGGTATCATATGCGTAAGAAATTTACTAACGAGGATATAAAGTTTGGTCTAGAGATGGCTAAAAAATATCGTGTAGGCATGACCTTCTTAATTATTATAGGGTATGTTAATGAAACAGAGGAGGACTTTCAAGCATCATTAACTTGGTTGCGTGAACACTCAGAGTATGCCGGATTTCCTATACATTCTATGAGCGCCGGCGGTACACTTACTGTTACTGATCTGACAGACCTATACCAAAATGCCGACGATTATAATATAACCTTAGGTGATAAGATTTATCTTTGGGAAAATAAAAAAATTAATTTAGATTACGCAACTAGAGAAAAACGCAAAGAAATTTTTATAGATACTGCTACTAGTCTAGGATATCCTATAAGTGTACATGAGAAGCCGGTTACTTAACGGTTGTATTTTTTAATAAAAGAGTTTAATATATAAACATACGGAGATAATAAATCATGGCAAAACCATTTGACATTAGTAAATTTAGAAAGTCAATTACTAAAAGTATTGACGGATTAGGCATTGGATTTAACGATCCAACTGATTGGATTAGTACAGGCAACTACACACTAAACTACCTATTATCTGGAGACTTTAACAAAGGTATTCCGATGGGTAAGGTGACTGTGTTTGCTGGTGAATCGGGCGCAGGTAAATCGTTTATCTGTTCGGGTAATATTGTTAGACACGCACAAGAGCAAGGCATCTATGTAATCTTAATTGATACAGAAAACGCACTCGACGAAGCATGGTTACACGCATTAGGTGTAGACACAGACGAAAGCAAGTTACTTAAACTTAACATGGCTATGATTGATGATGTGGCTAAAGTTATCAGTGACTTTGTTAAAGAGTATCGTACACTTCCAGAAGAAGACCGTCCTAAAGTATTGTTTGTTCTAGACTCACTAGGCATGATGTTAACTCCAACAGACGTTAACCAGTTTGAAGCAGGTGAAATGAAAGGTGATATGGGTCGTAAACCTAAAGCACTTACAGCACTTGTACGTAACTGTGTAAACATGTTTGGTACATTAAACTTAGGTTTGGTAGCAACTAACCATACTTACGCAAGCCAAGATATGTTTGATCCAGATGATAAAATTTCAGGTGGTCAAGGCTTTATCTACGCTTCAAGTATTGTTGTAGCTATGCGTAAACTTAAACTTAAAACAGACGCTGATGGTAATAAGACTACAACTGTAAATGGTATCCGTGCTGCTTGTAAGATTATGAAAACACGTTATGCTAAACCGTTTGAAAGTGTACAAGTAGAGATTCCATATGAAACAGGTATGAGCCCTTACAGTGGTATGGTAGATATGTTAGAAGCTAAAAACTTACTTAAGAAAGAAGGTAATAGTTTAGTTTATACACTTGCTAACGGAACTGTCATTAAGAAATTCCGTAAGGCTTGGGAACGTAACGAAGATGAATGCTTAGACAAAGTTATGAAAGAAATTTCAACTAATGCGCATCTGCTAAGTACAACAACTACCGAAGTTGCTGATGATGTGTCTGAAAACGAAGTAATTGAACAAGGGACTGAATAATGAGTATTGATGTAGAAATTTTAAGTGAAATGTGGCTTACTACTAAGGAATACATTTCGCAAAAGGATCGCCAAGCAGTAGCAGATCATGTGGTTAATGTTGTAGCAGATCACAGCATTACAGAAGCAGATTTGAAGAAGTTCGGCGGCACTGATGCTTACCTTCGACGTGCGGTTGAAGAATATCTAGGCGAAGAAGCTGAACCTGAAGACGACTACGATGACGAGTAAGTATGTGGTATAACAAAGTAGTACAAGATATTGCTAATTTACCCGATTTCATCGATTACTACACTACTGAACTAGATGTAGCCAAACGTGAAGTTAAGGTAAATGGCAATATTGAAAAAGGGCTAGCCACCTTGCCCGGAGTCACTGAGCAACGTTTCAATCAACTACAAGAGATTGAAGCGGTGCTTAACTTTCTCAATATCAAACTTCGCAAAATCCGTCAAGACCACTACAAAAAGTATCTCGAAGCCTACGCACGTGCGCTGACTAGTCGCGATGCTGAAAAATATGTAGATGGCGAAAGCGAAGTTATTGATATGGAAACAATCATTAACGAAGTTGCCTTATTGCGTAACAAATGGTTAGGTATTATGAAAGGGCTCGAAGCAAAATCATATATGATTGGACACATTGTTAGACTGCGCACAGCAGGAATGGAAGATGCAACAGTTAACTAATCCCGTAGACGAACTGTTAGCACAATGGGAGGAGATTAAATACGTTTCTTCTCATATTGGTCCAAATGATGATATTGACATATTAGATTATATGAATCGCAAAGGTGAGCTAATGGCCTATTCACAAGAACTTCGCTACGCAAGATTAAGTAACAATGCCGCAGACGAAGCAGAGTATACTGCAAAATTTATAGAAGCTTACACTACTTTTAGCAAAGACTTTATTTTTAGGATATTAAAAAATGGCAAGGCACGCACTTAAGGTATTAAATCAACTTAGGGAGTATGATAGCTTTCTCAACAGTTTACATACGATTGTAGATATGGGGTGTGGCACCGGCGAAGATATCACTTGGTGGGCTACTTTAGAAACACGTGACGATCCACCTGTTCCTTATAATTATAAATGCTTTGCTATTGATCAAGATGCAACTAAATTAGCACAAATACCATCTCTTACAAACATACATAGTTTTAATAGAACTTTTGATGAAATGTGTATCCCTATACAAGTCGATTTAATATGGGCACACGATAGTTTACAGTATAGCATTAATCCGATTAACACATTAAAATTGTGGAATGCACAAATGAATGTTAATGGCATGCTGATATTAAGTATACCACAACATTCCGGAATAACCGATGACACATACTATAGTCGCACACATAGTGGATGTTACTATAATTTTACAGTTACTAATTTAATTTATATGCTAGCAGTGAACGGATTTGATTGCAATGATGCTTACGTACTTAAAGAATTTAACGACCCATGGATACATATAGCAGTATATAAATCAACAGTTGACCCAATGGATCCTGCTACTACATCATGGTCCGATTTAATTAAATTAAATTTATTAAATCCGTCGGTAGTTAAATCAATCGAACAACATGGATATTTGCGCCAAGAAGATATCGAATACCCGTGGTTAGATAAACAAACTCATCGAATTGAATGTGTGAATCAAATAGTTGATAATCCAAGCGAAGTGACAAATACATATGACGGAATTATTCGTATAGTTAAATCAACTGTTGTTCCAATTATTAAACAAGGCAACATGGTAAAAAAAGAAACTGGCGTAATTTTACAAGAAAAAACTACACTTTGAGGAAACTCAAAAAAGTAAAAGGCTGAGCCTCAAAAAAGGAGTGTAATCAATGAATAGAGTAGTTCTTGTAACCGGCGGATTTGACCCCTTACATAGCGGACATATAGAATACTTCAAAGCTGCTAAACAATTAGGCAATATACTTGTTGTTGGAGTAAACAGTGATGCTTGGGTAGCTCGTAAGAAGGGTCGTGCGTTTATGCCTAGTACCGAGCGTATTGCTATTATTGAAAACTTAAAGATGGTCGATCACTGTATATTGTTTGATGACAATGACGGCACAGCTATTGAAGCAATTAACAATGTAAAATTAATGTATCCAAATAGCCATATAGTATTTGCCAACGGTGGCGACAGAACCCAAGATAATATTCCTGAGATGAAGTGTAAGGATGTAGAATTTGTCTTTGGGGTAGGCGGCCTAGAAAAGCGTAATAGTAGCAGTTGGATATTAGATGAATGGAAAGCGCCTAAAACTGAGCGAGAATGGGGTTATTATCGCGTTTTACATGACGTTTTGGGCTTAAAAGTGAAAGAATTAACCATCGATCCTGGCAAGCATCTAAGTATGCAGAAACATTATAATAGATCTGAATTATGGTTTATTGCAGATGGCCAAGCAACTGTGGGCGAATATAGTCGTGTTTATCCAACTACTATTCAATCACCACACTTACCTAAACATTCAACTCATCGTGTACCAGAAGAACAATGGCATCAATTGGCTAACCCTTACAATAAACCCTGTCGTATAATTGAAATACAGTACGGTGACATCTGTGTCGAAGATGACATAGAACGTCAAGCATAAATACAATACTATGAAAATATTTGAAGTTGTACA